CACCCTGCCGGTCTCCTGCGCCTGCGCCGCCGCGCGCGACGCATGAGCCTCGAGGTTGTGCTCGATCGTCTCGAGCGTCTTCATGATTTCCGCAGACATGGTTATCTCCTTAGCTGACAGCGGCCCCTTCGGGCCGCGTAAAAGTGATCCGCTTGCACTGCGCTACACGATCAGCGCGATGCGCCGCAGCCGTTCTGCGATCTCCCGCGTCACATCGTCCGGCGAGGTCCCCCCGCCAAACAGCGTCTTCGCGCGGGCAATCAGCGTAGTTGCCGCCGCTTTGCTGAGCCCCCCTGCATCCCGCAGGAAGCGCTCCAACTCCCGGACGGTCTCGATGCTATCGAGGTCGTCCCCGAACTTGACATCCGTCACCCGCGCCGCCCCGTTGGCGGGATCGGTGACGAGTGATATTTCCTTCAGCGCCTTGATGTGGTGGATCACGCGCGTCCCGTCGCCGCGGCGCTCAACGGTCTTATTGTCCGCAATGATCGCGACTGACAGTCCGGTGACCAGACCCGACTTCACGCCCCAATAGGCATCGACCGCACTCGGCATCTGCATGACAAGCGCCGCCGATCCGTGCAGCCCACGGTCGTCTTCCTTCAGCGACGACCACACGCCTACCGGCAGGTCACCACGCAGCCAGCCGTGATTGACGTAGGCGGGCACATGGTCGTCCGTCTTGAGCACTTCCGCAAACGCGCCTGGCATGATGATGTCGCCATGCTGATCGATGTTCCCGAACACCGAGCCATAGCCGGAAAATGCACCCTCGGTCTGAGCGAACTTCAGGTCACACTCGATGATCGATACGTCACGATTCATCCACATGGGTCGCTCCTGTCTGTCCTAGCATCGTGATCGGTGCAAGATTGCTCTGTGCGGTGAAGACATCGCCGCCGTCGTACGGCGGGTCGTTCTCGAGCTGCCGGCATTCGTTGCGGCTCTTGATACCGTTCTGCACCGCCGATGAGTAGATCGCCATGCGGTCCTTGAGCGAGGCCCGCAGCAGCGCGTCCAGGTTGACTTCGCAGGTCACTCGCGCGCGCTGAGCTGCGGTCATGACGCGTTTGCGCACGGCCTGTTCGATGCTCACGAGCAGCGGGCGGATCGTGAACTTGTGAAAGCCGTCCACGATCTGCTCGATCCCGGATCCCCACGTCGTCACGTTCGAGTGATGCACGAGGACGGGCGGAACATCAAACCACCGGCAGATTTCCTCGACCATGAAACGCCGCGAATTGAGTAGCTCCTGATCTTCAGGCGAGAGCGAGAGCTGCTGATATTTCATGTTGGCTTCGAGCACGTAGAGACGTGCCGTATTGCCGGCCGCCATTTCGGAGAAGCGCGCCTGCAACTGCTCCCGCTGCTCTTTCTTGAGCACGTTATCAACCATCAGTACTCCGGTCGGCTTGCCACTCGACCCAAACACCCGGTTCGCCTGCCACTGCGCGGCCTGTGCCTCTCCGGTCGTCGCGCGCATGTATTCGAGGCGCGGCAACCCGACCGTGCCATTGCCCATCTCCTTTAGGTGCAGCACGTTCTCTTCGGCGATCGCCGCCACGTCGTCACCGACGCGATATAGGAAGACGAGACTCCCATCATCGAGAGCCGTCATTTCCACCTGGTCCGCCGGCATTGGCCACAGCGAGAGCGCCTCACCCGTGCGCGGGTCTCGATCAATCCGCGCGTACGCATTCCCGCGCAGATCGTGATTGAGCATCATCGTCGACCAGAACTCGTACGGCGTCATGCGCCGGTTCGGCGACTCGTGCAGCAGCGACCAGAGCCGTGACGTGCGGTCGATGGTCCTGAGCCCGCCGGAATTGGTGTAGACGAAAAACGGTAGTGATGCGACCGTCGATGCCCGCCTGGAGACGCAACTCCAGACCGCGCTGATTTGCAGCGCATGGTCCGGGCCGAGCCGCGGCGTGTCGGCCACCAGCGTGGCGACCGGTCCGGAGTACTGCGCACCATTCCGCACCGCGAGCGCCTGGCCGCCCAGTCCGAAGAGGCCACTGACGCGCGTCCACACGCTCATGCGATCACCGGGTCGGCGATAAATGAGCTGATGTCCAGCACGGGATCATTGGTCACCACGGCGCGACCCATGGCCATGGCCATGGCCACCAGCCCATCTATGCGGCCGGTCGCTTTCGCTTTGTCCAGTTTGCGATTGCCCGCCGCATCGCGCGTGGCCACTGCATTCTGCGCGCACATGCGCAGGACCGGATTGCCGCCATGCCGCACACGACTCTCGATCAGCGCATGCTCGAGCGCATCGAGCGCTGGCGTCATGTCCCGGAACCCTTGACCAAATGGCACAATTGGTAACTCGCGATTGAGTCGCCTCAGTTCACCCTGGAGCACGTCGAGGCGCCAGCGATCGAACGGGATCGCGCGCACGTCATATTGATCTGCCAGCGCACACAGCCGCTGCGCGACAAAGGCGTAATCTACCGAGCCGCCGGGCGTCAGTGTGATCCACCCATCCCGCGCCCACAGGTCGTATGGCACGCGGTCGCGCGCCGAGCGTTCAGTCACGCCGAGTTCCGGGGCGAAAAACTCCGCACGGCAGTGCCATCGTCCAGCATCATCCCGCCCAACCACCACGAGTGCGGTGAGGTCGTTACGCGCCGACAGGTCGACACCGATCCACGCGCCGCGCTCGAATACTGACTCGTCCACTTCACCGCCGCACGCCTCCCACGCGGCGCGCGCAATGAATGGATTGGTCATGTTTATGCGCTGATTCAGCACCAGATTTCGATAGCTTGCTTCGCGCGCGGGCATCCGCCGTGCGCTCGCCGCCTGATCCATCACTTCCGCTGCGTTCAAAAAATCGCCATACGCGGGATTCGCGACCCGAATCGTCTCCTCGGCGAACGGGTCCGCATCATCCGGCGCCGACCATAGCCACAGCTTGACCTTCCGATCCGCGCCGGTCTTGGCGTCATCGATCAGCACCGAGAGCAGGTCGGCATCGGTGGGCGCCTGCGTCGAAATCACGAGCGACAGCGGATGCTCCTGCGCGCCCGCCGCCGTCTCCAGCGCCTCATACAGCTCCGAGCGCGGACCACGCACCTGGCCGAGTTCGTCGTGCACCACGAATACCGGACTGAGACCGTAGGCCGTGGTGGCCTCCGCCGATAGCGCCCGGTACAACGTCCCGATTTCCGCGCAGTACAACTGCTTCGCCGTGTCTCGCACCGACACGTACTGCCGCAGATCCGGCGAGAGCCTGACCATTTTGGTTGCCAGGCTGAACAACAGCGCCGCCTGGTCGCGAGACTGAGCAGCAGAGTACAGCTGTGAATTCGCGCGCGCCTCCGGACCGCAAAGATGCAGCAGCAGCAGCAGCGCCGATAGCGTGGTCTTGGCGTTCTTACGCCCGAAACTGATGATCGCCCGGCGCGTCGGCGAATCGTATATGCCGCACACGATCTCGCGCTGCCACGGCCTCAGGCGTACCGGCTGACCGACAAATTGCCCCTCGGGAATTCTGCAGTACGCCTCGATCCACTCGCAATTGCGCTCACCGTGCGTCGGCTTCAGCTTCCGTGCTTGCTTTCCCACGGCCGCCTCGATGTTGCTTTCCGATCCGCCGTCGCAGCCGACTGCGCCGTATAACGACTCTGTTGCGTCAGCCGCATTTTGGTGGCGAGCCGCGCCACCTCGCCGCTCGCTGCTACCTGCGCCCTGCGCATGCGCTCGTACATCGCCCATCCGTCCCGATTCCTCAGCCGGCGAGCCGGGATCGCATTGATCACCGCACTTATCACGTCGTGCTGAATGGCCGCCCGGCAGTACGCCTTAAGCAGCATCCCTGTGTCTGCCCCCCACCACTCGGCCGGCTTGGTCAGGACCACAGTCCGCCAACAGCGCGCCTCGGCGTCGGACAGGTCCGCAGGCGGGTCCGGACGCTGACCAGGCAGCACCGGCACCACCGACAGCTCGGCAACAGATTTTCGACCCCTCGTTTCCATCAGCACTCCTTACGTTTTAGGGCGGCGATGGGGGGTGCGTCGGTCGTCAGGCGCGACGCTCCGGACTTTCGCACCACCCTCCGGTCGTGCACTCACTGATTCCAGTGATGCCCGACATCGAGCGGATATCCATTGGGGTCTGCGCCATGCCGCCGCGTCCGCCCCGCGTCGACAGCCGTTTTCCGGGAGTGGCACGACGCGCACAGGCTCGACAGGTTCCGCGGATCGTACGCATCGCCGCCCTTGCTGATCGGGATGCGGTGATCGACCTGCTCAGCCTGGACCGTCTCCCCGATCGCCGCGCACCGCTCGCATAACGGCTCGGCGGTCAGTTGCCGGACGCGAACTCTGTCGCGCCACACGCGACGGTCGTAGAAGCGCGCCATCAGCCATTCCAGCCGATGAGCGCGATGTCCTTGGGGATCACTTCGCCGCTCGTGAGCGTGCCGAGCGCCTGGAGCACGTACTGCGTGCCGTGCGTGCAGCCCGACACCTTGATCGTGCTGCGCGCGCTCGGGTAGTCGTTGGCCTGATTGCTGAGCGTGATGGCCGGACTGATCGACCAGGCGACCGCAGAGAGCGACACCGTGTCGGTCAGTGAGTCGGAAAAGTCAGCCGTGTACAGCATCTCGCCCTGCACGGGCAGTATCTGGCTATCGTTCATCGCGCGATCACCACGGCCGTCCGCCCATCTCAACGTCACCGAGCCGTCCGATGACGGTCCAATGGCGTGAGACATCGCCCGCGTTGCGCTTGGCCTCCTTCCCGCGCACGCGCAGCCAGGTAGACAGTTGGATCGCGGTCTCGTACTCCATTTTCATTTCCGCATTGCCGATGCGCAACACCACGAGCGCGCCTTCGGTCGCGACTTCAACGCGCTGCTTTTGCAGGAGGTTGGTCACGAGGCAAGGTCCTTGTATGCGATCTCGTGGCTTCCGCATCGCGCGCAGACCATCGTCACGCCCTTCCCATGCTTGCCGAATCGCAGTTGCAGGTTGCTCAATCGGTTGTCCTTGCGGTCGCCGTTGATGTGATGCACGGTCTCATGTGCTGACAACGGCCGACCCAGTGCACGGGCCATAACGAGACGGTGCTCCATTACGTAATTTGTCCTTCCGCACATGGATCGCATCGGATCATCAAGAGCTACCCATACCTGCATGTATCCGCCAGGAGCGCTGCACTTTCCGCCCTTCCATGAGGGATGACTCGATCCTGCGTTGAGGCCTGTCGATATACCGCACATACGCAGGGCCTTTGAAACGCGCGGCTGTCCGATGCCGCGTAACGCCGCAACCGCCGACTGGCTACCAATCTCCCCGTATTGCCGCGCGATTTCCTTGGCTTCCGATTCCGTAACCATTCTCTCGTGATTGCCGCGCGGCCTCATGTGAGCACCGGTCTTGCGAACCGCCTGCGCGACCGATGACAGCTCGCAGCCATATTTCGCCGCAATCTCGTTCAGCGACGATCCGGCCTCATATTCGGCCTTCAATTCCTCGCGGGCTGGCAACTTTCTAATGCGCTGACGGTGAAGTGCCAGTCCCGTGCATTCGACACCGTGAGACTTAAGAATCCTATACGTCGTCGTTAGTGACAGCCCGGTCCTTTTCGCCGTCTTGTGCGCCGATACGGTAGCCGCGTAGTCGCGGAGCGTCTTCTCAATCAGTTTCTGCGGAACTCTCATGCCACTCTCCATGATGGACAGTAGCACTATACCACAGTTACGACAGACTCACGTCTAAAGCCCCTGCCGCGAATTGGGGCGTAACGCCGTTGCTTACCGACAACGAGGCCGTGCCCGTCATGAACAGGTTGCCCGCCCCGGACACATCAGAGCCGATGCCGCAATGCGTGATCGTGCTGCCGGTCGCGCCGCACTGCGGGAAGGTGATGGCTGCGTCGTTATCCGCCACGCCTGCGGCCACCGTCCATCCGGCCGTCGAGCGCGCCACAGCCTGCCGCGCATAGTTGGTGTATGCGGACTCGCTGGATGTCTGCGTGCCGGACGCCTCGTTCGGCTCGGCCGTGTGCAAGCTGATGTAGAACGATCCAGCGGTCGACGAGCCGCGCAGGCCCGTTGCATCGCCGACGTTTGCATAGTTTGCGTTCTCGAAAATTAAGCTGAGCAACCCATTCTCGAAAACGTCCATTGCGCCGGTAGCCATGTGTCACACCCTCAGTTGATGAGCCTGCTGTCGCGCGTCACGTCGATGCCTCGCGCTGTCCGCGCGACGCGTACAGTGCGACTATCTCGAGTCACGTCCACGATGCGATCCGGATGCGCCCCGGTGATCTGGACGGCGATATCGGCGGTCAGCGAGACCACGAGCGGCACGGCGCTCGTGAGCGCACCGCGCCCGGTGAGCGCGCCCTGCGTGCCGAGCGTGAGTCCGATCGCGCCGACCAGGTCATACGGTGCGCCGTTGCGCA